GACTGGTACAGATACCCAGAGTGTGTTGAAAAGAAAGCCCACTTCGATGCGGCTATCGAAATCATACGGCATCTGCTCTTTACTCCGCCTCATCTTGCCTCACTAAAGCAGACAAAAAAGCCTTTAACAATTTCCTAACTAACAGGAGAACTTCAAATGGGTGAATTTACTTCCGACAAAGAGCGCCTCGACAAAATGACCAGAGATCAATTGATGGAAGAAATCTGGGAGTTGGAAGACGATCTCGAAAAAATGTGGCGGTTAAAGAATCAGTACAAAAACATTGTACGGGCGAACAAGTGGATGGTCGATTTCGAGCAGTCGAAACCGGGCCAACCAGACGAGACCCCCTATAACGAAAACATTGCCTAACAGCGAGGACTGACCATGACAAGTAACACCAGTGTATTGGATTTGGAAACGATCACGTTCCAAGCATACGACGTGCTTAACAGGCTCGATAAAACGCTTATTGGAACCGAAGAGTACATCGGCGTGGCGTATTTCTGGGCTTGGGATTACCGGCATTATTTGCGAGGCCTTTCCTTCGCCAAACGCCGCCAAGTCCATCGTGCGTTTCTGAAAACTGGATTAAGTGTTGATTCCGCTTCTGATGAGCATGAAGCGATCATCAAAGACATCGTGTTTCGGAAACGGAAAAGCCACAAATCTTGGTTCTAGGTTTCATCGCCTCATGGCTCCCGCGTGGAGCCATGCACGATGCATCCTGCATCAATCCAATCAACCAACCTCTGCGAGGTAACAAAATGGCTGAACTCCAGCAAATGATGTTCTACGAAGACCTGATCATCGCCCTGATTTATTTCATCGGCTTTGGCGGTCTCCTTCTAATCGGCGGCAGTTTTGAAGCCGCTGGCAACCTGATCCTGAAATGGGTAAGGGGTCGTCATGGCCGTTGATCATTTGAAAAACTACGCCAGCCAAAAGGATAAGACCCGTGTCACCGTGCGCCTCCCGCTCTCGATGTCTGAGCAATTGCGGGAACTCGGAGATCGGGATGGCCTTACAACCAGCGACGTGATCCGCAAGATCATCAACGACAAATTGCGGAAATCCCGTTTTCGGCGGGTGTTATCGAAATGAGCAAGCGCACACTGAAGGACTTTATGAAGCCGCAACACAAGGCGTCTCTCGAAGGTCTCCCGACCTACCACTCTCATTGCTTCGAGCGCACCGGGGTCTGTCGCCCGGGTAAAACCGCCCGGGAACGGGCGAAGCGGGCAGAGCGTGAGAAAAAACATCGAGAGCAATCCTCTTAACTTATCTCAGCGCCCCCGTCAGGGGGCAAGGAGTCTCAATGAAACTTGAATTCAAAAACAATATGCCCGTCATGGTTGACGAACACGGCACATTCCCCAGTAAGGTTGTTGTCTGCCCGTCCTGTGGCGGAACCGGATCAACCTTGATCCCGGGCCTGCGAGGCCATGCCTACACCCAAGACCAACTGGATTATCTCGGCGAAGATTTTCTTAACGCCATGATGGGCGGCGACTATGACACCGTCTGTGACGAGTGCCACGGTTACCGTGTGTCGGCCACGCCGATCATCTCAGGCCTATCCGCCAAAGATCGTGAGCGGCTGGCCCAGCACTACGAAGAGTTGGATCAGGAGTGCGCCATGCGCCGTGAGCAAGAAGCCGAACGTCGGATGGGAGCATGACATGACCGATGACAAACTTCTCAACCTCAGCATCGAGCCGCGACATGGCCGATACAATGTCTATCAGTGGTACATCAAAGGATCAGGCAGTGTCCTGACAGGCACTGAGCAGAAGCAATGGCTTGACGACTTCGACACCCAAGAGGAGGCCATTGCGGCCTTCCCGAAGGCTGAGGTTTATGCCTGCTGGGTTGCGCCGGGTGAAGTGCCTGAGCAAGCGCCTGCTGGTTATTACGGCGGCGACGGCGGCTTCTATGATGCTGGCGAGTACTGGTCAGAAAACGATTACTAGGAGACTGAACTATGAAAACCAAACGATCTATGAAGCAACGCACTTGCGGCGTATGTAAGGCCACGATTGACAAGGGCCAACAATACGCCCAGAAAAGTATCACCGTTGGCTACAGCGGAACTTGGGGCCACGGTAAAGACTGCAAGTGTTGTGGAGGTGTCATGCCTCAGTGGGCCTATAGTGACCCAGTGCGTATTAGAGAAGCAGTCTGCAATAGTTGTGCTAACCCGGAGAACTGAACAATGAATTACATCAACAACACTGAAGCGCAATTTCTTTGGACTCGCGCTTGTAGAAGTTTTCTGCCTGATCAAGCAGACCGCTTTGAATTTCTCGAAGATGACAAAATCGATCCAGACGAAGGCAGTCTTTTCTGGTGCGATACAGCCGCTGATGCCCTGTTGTTGATTGAGTTTTATCGCTCAGTCGGGATCAAAGCATACCTTCTAAACGACCTAGCCGAAGATGGCGGCTTGTGCGTTCACACGGAGACTGAACTATGAGCAATAAGCACCGACTTACCGGACTTGGCTACGGTGATGGAAATTTCAAATCGGTAACTATTTTCTTGGATTTCGAGGATCATGCGGGGAACGAAATCCACCTGAATCCTGTCGAGGAGCGTAGTGCATCTGAAACTGAGTATCCCCGCAAAGAGTTAAAGATCGATCTGGGTAGCACACACAAATCGACGCTGATGGGATTGCGTGATGCAATCACTGAAGAACTTGATTCAAGAACTCGATAAGAAACACAGCCCCGCTTCGGCGGGGTTTTTTTTTGAGATCAACACCAACCCTATCCGTCAACCCCTAGTGTCGCTTTTACGCAACAACTGGTCGCTTTTAGGACAGACTTCTCTAAGTGGTTGATTTATAATGGAAAAGTGGAATCAGGTAATGAATCCACCGATCTTTAACAATTTGGATGCAAAAAGGTGGGGCCGAGCGCGAACTCGGCCCCGTGATCACTCTTTTCTATTGGAGAACTTCAAGAAAATGATCAACGATGATTCTATACCATATGTGTACAACGATGGTGGCCGCGCTGATGCGGGCCGCAAGGGCCACACAGGCGACTGCGTGACCCGCGCCATTGCCATCGCCGCTGGCCTTCCCTATCAGGAGGTCTACGACAGGATGGCGGAGGGCAACGCGACCCAGCGTCGATCAAAGCACGACAAATCGAAGAGGTCTCGCACCGCGTCACACGGCATCGCCGTCAAGCGCAAGTGGTTCAAGGACTATATGGCCGAGTTGGGCTTCGAGTGGCATCCCACAATGCAGATCGGGAGCGGGTGCAAGGTGCATCTCAAATCCGATGAACTCCCCAAGGGGCGCATCGTGGTGACCCTCAGTCGGCACTACGCGGCAGTGATCGATGGTGTGCTGAACGACATCCAAGACTGCTCTCGCGAAGGAACCCGGTGCGTGTACGGCTACTGGGCGATCTCAGAAGAGCGCGTCGAGGAACTCGCCTTGGAGAGGAATATCCGAGAGGGGCGGTTGAACCCGCTCCTTGAAGAGTTACTCACATTCCCAAGGGCCACACGACAGGGGAGCAGATTGTGATGAGCATCTTAGACACTCCTGACAACTTGGCTCGGCTCTTCACCCTCTATCCCGGCATCGAGGCCGGATGGGATTTGGATGACCCGGAGAAGCGCCCGAAGACGCACTGGTTCCTTTCCTCGCCAAGAGGCTGGAACGCTGGCACTGATCTCGTCAAGGAGATCGGCATCAGAAGGCGCGAGGATAAAGACAGCAGGTTTCTCACCATCAACTTCGCGAACCTGTATTTAGTTCCGGGCGAATCGGATCGAGAATACGACCTTAATCAGGGTACGCCCCAAGTCGAGGGGACTGTGTTCATCTCAGAACTGCGCTGGCGCAAACCCAAGTAACTTCAACCGGGCGGGGCCGAAAGGCTCCGCCTTTTTTTATGCCGCTATCTGATCCTTTGGCCTTGGAATATCTGAGGCCACATGAGTTCCCATCATGCCGCAAACCATTCCCGCCGCGGCGTTAGCAAAATCCATACAGCCCTCTGTTTTCCAACCACGCGCCCGTCCTAGAACGAATGCGGCGAGAGCCGTGTCCCCTGCCCCAGTAACGTCGATCACGTCCTGAGCGATAGCGTCTCGGTGGATCGATGCCTTCCTTTTGGCGCTGTAATGCGTCATGCCCTGTGACCCTTCTGTCACCAAGGCTTCCTTAATACAATTCTTTTTCAGCAGTTCCCGAGTATCGCCCCCCGCCCTTTCCAGTTCAGCGGCATTGGGAGTGATCAGATCAGCACCGCGGTATATGCCCCAGTCATCAGACTTGGGATCGACCGCGATAGGTTTCTTCAGCGACTTGGCAATCTCGATAATGTCCTGCGCCCGGGACTGGAAGTGTTTCCCGTAGTCCGAGAAGATGATCCAGTCAGCCTCTTCGGCGTAGGACTCGAAATACCGGAGCGTGTCGCTCAGTTCTGGCGGTGAGCAGATGTCCTCGTCATCGATTCTGAGGAGGTGCTGGTTCCCAACGATGTGGCGAGTCTTGACGGTGGTCGAGATTCTCGCTTGGTTGATCTGAAAATGTGATAGTTGACCCTTTAAGGATGCCACCAGATCACGCGCCGCCTCGTCCTGACCGACGACGGACATCAACCGAGTCTTAGCGCCCAAGGCATCAAGGTTCATTGCGACGTTGCAGGCGCCCCCGGGCTGGTCTACCTGTCCGGTGACACGCATGATCGGGACGGGGGCTTCTGGAGAGAGCCGTAGGGAAGTGCCATAGAGATAGCGGTCTAAGATGGCATCGCCAATTACGAGAATGTGAGGCATAAAACTCTCCCCCTTATATTAATTATACCAAACTGGAGTACAAATTATGCATGGGCAATATGCCCTGATTCGATCAAAGCGTCGTCAACAACACTCATCCCGAATTCGAGCAATTCGTCGAGTTCTTCCTTGATCTTTTGGGATCGCCTTGTGATGGTTGACTGGTTGAGGCCGTACTTTTTTGCCCACCATTCTGTGGTGTGGCGCATCTTTTTCCCTTTGGCCCAGTTCAACACTACCTCCAGCACAAACCAGCGATCCCAGCCGTGCAATTTTGCGAGATACTCGATCAACACGCCTGTTTCAGGCACTGTTCCTCCAGTGAAGTAAGTCAAGATCACGGCCTGATGCTGTTTGGTACAGTGTCGTTCCATGTTCTTGAGGATTAGAGCGGCTTCCGCCACTTTATCCCACTCATTCAATCCGGGCAAAAAGTCCCGGCCAGAAGTTTTTCGACCTAATTCCCAGATAGTGGGGCGGTCATAAATTGGGGTTCTTACACGTCGAAGCGCCCATCCGATAGCCTCATGGCAGTTAGCAAATCCGTTTCCCATAACGCGGCCCTCCGGAGCCACTCCAATGCACGTCCATCGCGGACGTGTTTACCCGTGACCCTTAGCAACACAATGTTTGCTAGGGCCATCTCGTTATATTTTTCGCAGTCTTTTTCAAAACCTACGCCCGACGTATGTCGAGATTTTTTTAAGAATGTTCCTCCTTCTACCTCTACAGCCACGGGGAAAGATCGAGTGTCTTTTTCGCCCCAATAAAAATCTACCCGCCATTTTCTGACGGGGTGGAATCGGTATTCCCGCTCTGGATCAGGAAACCCAGCGGCCTTGACTTGCTCTAAGAATTTTTCTTCTAAATCAGACATGAGGTGAACGCTCTCCAAACCCAGTGTCTCTCCCGCGTGTTGTCCAGACACGGAAGCGATTACACTCCGTTCCATAGGATCGGCAGTAATCCCAGTGATCGCATCTAGTTGGGGCTTCGCAGGGGGAGTCGTTAATCCCCTCGGTAAGAACAAACCGCACCGCGAGATTCGTGGTCTTTAATTTACCGGGAGGTATAGCCATAAAGTGGCCCCGACAGTATCGGGGCGAAACGCTGTTGGCCTCAATGGGCCGAGTTATTATTATCTTCGCGTTGAATCAATGCTTCCTACGAAAAACAACAGGCTCTTCGCAGGAAGGAAACAATTTTTTTACTTCTAGAAAGGCTTCATCCAAGCCCTTCTGTCTCATGTATTCCCATTTCTCATATTTGTTGTTGAATGGAACCATGACTCTATCAAGGTTTTCGCGCTTTACCGGGGAGTAACCCAGAACTTCTCTTATGCGTTTATCGCGTCTGCCCATTTGCTACTCCTGACGTACTGTCGGCATCTATCCGACCATGCCTGTTTGGATTCATTCTCTGCGCGGGCTAGGCCCATTTTGTTCAGCATCTCGGCCATCAATTTTAAATGCTCCCGATTGAAGCGCTTCGTCCAGTGCCACGCACAAAAGCCGACGCCCTCGACCAAAACAGTAGCGTCCCCATCGCAATCGGTGCAGGGCATCCTTGCGGAAGATTTTCCCTCGACGACATTACCGGGGAGCGAAGGAACAGAATCCATCCATCTGCCGCCGTTGAGCCATGTCGCAGGCATCGGTAGCCGAGGAACAAAGATGTCGTGCCGCCTTCGATCTTCAGAAGATGGGTACTTGTCGTAAACAGCCTTTCGATAGTCGCACTGATTTCGGATCGCTTGGATCAATACATTCTTGGCAAAGTCTTTCCAGTCATTCTGAGGAATTCCCGGGTCTTTTTTGAACACCTTCAGCCAAGCCCGTAAAGCATCCTTCTTCCCGGTCTTCTGTCCCGAGGGCCACTTCTGCCACCATTCCTCAAACATATCGACAAGGTGGGACTCATCGATGGCGGCATCTACTGACTCAACCATTGTCTGCATAACTTCCATTCTCGTTCTCCCATAGCATTCACTGAGACGTAGGTGATGGGACATCGCCACGACAGTCATCGCCCCGCGGATTCCCGGTATATGGAGGGCCGCGCCAGCCCCGATGGCCTATCTCTAGGAAGCATCACCAATGCGGCGTTTATCCCGTCTCGGAGGTCGCCGTGGCTCACCTAACATCCTTCACTGGCTTTCTGGGATAAAGAGTCGGGTGACCAGCGGCCCCTCTCACTTTGCGTCCCGGGCAGTCATAAGGTAGCCTCTAAGGCCTCTAGAGTCAACACATTATTTCCTTGTCGTGTATATTCGTGTATACTCGGGCTTATGAATACGAATAGCGTGTGTTTGCCGAGCGCAAAATCGGCAAAGTGGTTGATCACCACCACCCTGTTGGGCGGCGACACAGATAATCTAGGTTTTTTTGTTTTCCTAGAGTCCTCCATCGTATACGCAAACAGCAAGTGATCTTCACTGCTCCAATTTCAGTGAAAGGTCATCGGTCAGCCCCTCCTCCGTCCTTGGAGGGGCAGGCCGCTTGATCACAAAACCGACAACATGGAGATCGAATGAATACAAAAAATTCTTACAAAGTCTTGACTGCTCTATGTGCGGTCATTCTGGCTGGGACGACAACCAAGTTATTGTCCACCACGCCATCGCCATACCCGGACTTAACCTCGGCAAGATGGGAGGGAAAGCAAGTGACTCATTCGGAATCCCCTTACACGTTCTCTGTCATAATGAGTTCCACGCTCAGTTTCACAAATACAAGGGAGAGCAACACTTATGGTTGATCCGAACACTGGAAAGAGCGCTCAGGCAGTACGGGCCGACCCGATGAACCTCACCAGCGAAGCCATGATCCAGATGCTGGTCTTGGAAAATTTTCAGGACATCGCAAGGATGGTGAGACAAATCATGCTCAGGTATATCGGCACTCAATCTCTCTCGGAGGATGAGTACGAAATTGCTTCCTACATAAACGATTGCGTCTTAGCGCGGGAGGCTGACTTTGAGTGATCTCGTCAGTGATGAGCGGGTCGAGAAGGCAATGGTCTATCTCGCGGAGACAGACCTCCCCGCCGCTCAGGCAAAAGCCCGAGCCAAGTCCCTCGAACAATTCGGAAAAACAGTTAAGGCCTTTGGGTTTCTCGAAGCCAATGGGACAGTGGCAGAAAGAGAAGCAACGGCGCTCACCACGAAGGAGTATCAGGACTACCTGTCGCAGTACGAGGCCGCGGTTGTGGAATCCGAGCAGTTTGCCAACAAACGGGCAACCGAGGCGGGCATCAGAGAGGTGTGGAGATCACTACAGGCAAACAGGAGGCAAGGCGCATGAGGCTCACCAGAGATCAGATCGAACGCAATCTTGAAACCATTAAGACCATAACTGCCGGGTTGAACACGGAGATGAAGTTCATCATCGATGATGGAGACACCCTGTCAATTGCCTTCACCCCGGATCGGGCGGATGACTATATCGAAGCGCTTCGAGACCTAACTAAGTTAATCAACAAGTCAATAGTGGAGATGGGAATCCCTGTTGGCTCACTACAGGAGCATCAACAATGAGACTACCAGAAGAACACGACACCTACCCTGAACTACTGGAAGAGCCTTTGGTGCACACTCGGGAGATAGGGGAAATATCAGCGGCCTTAACGAAGTCCCTGAAGGACATCAAGGACATCCCAAAGAACACGCAAGCGTTCAACTACAAATACGCTCCGCTTGAGTTGTACACCCCCATGATAAGACAGGCCTGCCTAAATAACGACCTGTTCGTTCTCCAAAGCCCTTCATCCTCAACCGGAAGGGTTGGAGTAACAACCCTGCTCACCCACTCGTCAGGCCAGTGGATCAGGGGAGAAGTAAGCATTCCTTTTGACCCCAAAGAACATAAAAATGCCATACAGGCTCAGGGGAGCATCATAACGTACCTTCGTCGTTATTCGCTCGGTGCGTTCTGGTCGATTTCTTCGCACGGTGATGACTATGATGCCGTGGAGGCTAAGAAGGAAGACCCGCCAACCAAGGCCAGCAAAGCGCTTCTATCAAAATTGGAGCAATCAGCCCAGCAGGGGAAAGAGTCGCTCACACAAGCGTTCGCCAAACTAAGCCCAACGGACAAAAAGTCCCTCACTGACGCTCAAGTCGCCAAATTTAAGGCGACCGCTATGTCGGTTAATGGATCACCATGTCCGCCCCCACATCCCTGATGGAGATTAAGTGCGAACAAGGTACACCCGAATGGTTCTGGGCGAGGAAGGGACTGCTGACGGCATCCAACGCTGGGTCGGCGGCAGGATTGCAAGGGGCATATCTTTCTCGCCCAGCCCTCTGGCGTTCTCTGAACGGGGAAGAGCGCCCCGTAACGCCCCCGATGATATTTGGGATAGAACATGAACAGATGGCGCGTCATGCAGGGGAAGTTGCAGTGGGCGCTGTCTCTTGGCCTGCTGGTTTTTTTATCAGCGACTCTGACGATTGGCTGGGTGCTAGTCCGGATGGCGTGTTCACTGGAATCGGGTTGCACGAAATTAAGTGCCGCCCTGAGAAGCCATATGAGGCCATATCACCTCAACACATGGCGCAGATACAGATGCAACTTGCTGTCTGTGGATGCGGAAGATGCATCTTCCAGTCATGGACGCCCGAGAAGCAAAGAATCTGGCAAGTCCCCTTCGACCAAGAGTACTGGGACTGGTTGAAACCTTATTTGAAAGAATTCTGGCAATATGTCGTTTCTGATGAGGAGCCTCCGAGGCTTGCACAGAAAAGAATATATCCAGAAAAATTGAAATACACCATAATATACGAGGGAGAATAATGGCATACGAACATAAACCAAACAGATTTTCTTTGCTGAAAAATCAAAGGCGTCGAGGAGATAACGACCCGGTCTACACCGGGGACGGGCTGATCGATTTGGCGGAACTTGGCCTTGGAACAGGTCAGGCGGAGGTGTGGGTTTCCCTGTGGAAGGGAGAAACTCAAGCAGGCGCGGTCAGGCTTTCTGGATCAATCAGAGCCAAAACGCCAAAGGAATTTGAAGAAGACCCAACTCAGCAGGGGGGATTTGATGATGACATTCCATTTTGAAGATTCCGAGGGAACGATCTGCGCTGGTGGAGAGTTGGCTCCCCACAAGAAATGGAAGGGGATCAGGTTGCCTATAAGGGTGATCACTCCGAAGCGGAACTTTGGGGCGCTCCCCAAGCCCGCAACGTATGACGGATACCAATTATTTGTGGTTCCCGGCGGCGACTCCGTATACTTTCCTTACGGCCACTCCCCAGTGTTTCTGAAGGCGGAGCGCACCTGACGTGGCTCAGGAGAAGGGAAACCGATACCCAGTTCCGCCAGAGGACTCCCCCTTATTACTGGCGGTTCAGGCCCAGACGTATTTGGGGATAGGAAGAACCTCGTTCGAGAAATACGTTAGGCCGTGGCTGACTGACATCAAGATTGGCAGACGGCTACTCTTCAGCAAGGAAGAACTGGAACAAGTGATCGAGAAAATGGGGGGGAAATCTAAGATACGCGACCAGAGGTGGGGGAAAGGGGGAGGGGGAGAGTGAGTAAAAAGGAAAAGATACTCCGGTTGGTGTTCGGAGCGCCGATCATGGCGTTGCTGATGTGGTTGGTATGGGAAGTTGTGACTAACCCTTATGGTTGGTGAGTGAAATCCGGCTAGTCCCCCTTCCCGCCAACAATCACATCCCAGTCGATCTCGTTAACAGATTCAGCAGAGGTATCTTTCACCTCGATCTCCTGCTCAGTCTTGGATGGAATCAGGGCGGTAGCAATCCTTACATAAGTGGACGGGTCTTTTTGCCTGACCTCTGCAATAACGGAGTCTCCGTGCTGCTCAAAATCCAATAGCATGGCATCCGTGAATGCCTGTGAGAATTTGTTCCGTGATCCAATGCGCCGTCCTGCTCTATTAATCCGGGGGTCATTCTTCACAAACGGCCTCCCTAATGTAGCCTTAGCCTTCTTAACGGAAGAAGCCGCCCGGGGGGCGGCTTTCTTAACGAGTTTGTTGTCTGTTTTCTTATCCATCTCTTAACTCCGGTGGAGTGTGTTCAACGACCTCCTGTCTCAACTCCCAGACCTCGGGACTGGAATCTGAAAAAGCGCCGTGCTGTGACAGCATCGCATAACAAGCCGCCAATTTAGACCTCATACTTTTTGCACCAAGCAGAGCGGTCTGAAACTGAGGGTTACTGATTCGACGCTGAACAGGTAGACGCATATGAGGCTCCTTTGAAAGGTAATATTCTTCAGTCATGGTCGATTCCCTCCCGAATGAGGTAATCTTTTAATTCGATTTTTTCGTACTTGCGGCAAAGATATTTGAGACTTAATTCCATCATGTCGTAATCACCATCTTCTACGCCATTCAGAACAACAACTCCCTGCCATGATTCCTTAGCCTGCGGCCCGAGGTACTCCTCTCTATGCAGATAACAACTTCCACATATCAGCGCTCTCTGCACCTGCCCCGTGGGCAACGCTCTCGCGGCAACAAGTTTTCCTTGGCGATGGCCTTGGCAATAAGACAGCCCTACGTTTCGGAGAATATTTTCTGCGGTTCCGCCATACGCTCTACCAGTGTAGGGAGCATAGAAGTAGTGGGTGAAGTGAACCCCGCCAATCTCATTCACTGTTTTGAACGGATGGAAGTTCCAACCATCCCGATTCATTGCACCCTCTGATAGGACTCCATCCAGTACCGGGTGATCATCGATGTACCGCATTAATCGGTGTTCGTGATTACCGCCATGCAGATGAAACTCTGGGCGCCTCTTCATGGGCTTCAAGGTCTTCCAGAATAAATCCATCGCCTTGTTACCAGCCTCGATGTCCTCGATAACCCTTTGCCCCTCTATCTCTTTCCTGCTGGAATAGGAACTCAGGGAGGGGAAATCCCAGTGGTCTCCAAGGTGGACAACGTGGTCACCCTCTTTCAGGTAATCTCTAATGGCTCTTGCCGCCCATTTCATCTGGACGATGGGAGCGCCGGGTTTAACCTGAGTATCTGGTATTACGAGAATCTTCATAAGTTCGACCACATGGTATTGACTCCACCAATGTTTCGATGCCTAGCACCATTCCCATTGGTATCCGGTTGAGTCCTCCCCAGTGATCAGTGTCTGGTAAATGCGAATCTGCCAACACGACAAAATCCGTCTTCTTTTTCCCCGATGAAACCAAGTACCCTACTGTGTATATAATCCACGGCTTCTCTTTTTTAAGTTCCTGCCACCCAGCAGTATGGTCTGCGTCAATCCATGACACGCGAACGAGCGCATGGTTACAGTTCACGCTTCTTCGTTCCCGGCGATGGGATTATCAGCCCAACCAAGAACGGAAGGAGTAACGGGATGATTAGAAATGCTCCTACCACCCACCCAGCAACCTCTCCCAGCCTCGCCAGCAGTTCCCACACGGAATCCACCTTCTTCTCGACCGTATGTTCAACCCTTTTTTTGTGTTCATATATAGTCAAGATTGGCTCCACAATAATTTCTCCCGCAAGATCGCCCGCCGCGGCCCCCACAATTGCCCCGGGTACGCCAGCGGCGACGGCTCCAGCGGTAGCGGCGACGGTAGTTGTGCCGACCTTAGTTATCGTCCCACAGCCACATAACAATACACAAAATATGGTCATCCATAAAGCGTTTTTCTTCAATTCGTACCCCTCAAACTTCCTAGTGGGTTATCGCTCTCGATGCCCTCCTCAGCCTCTCTTTCAGCCCTTCGGAGAACGATTTTCTTGGCGATACCAGCCTTCAGTTCAGCGAGGCGGTCGATCTCTTTTCTCTTGTCTTCTGGACTCATATCCTTATCGTCGTAAATAAAGCCAATTCTCTTGTTGATCCTCTGCATGGCTTCGTTGGCTTTGTTGTAAGTCCTGAGCCAGCGCATTACATCCCTGTTTTCTGAGACCACTGCTCTGGCCTCGTCCACCATCCTTCTTCTTTTATAGGCATCAAAAGCCGCCTTCAGTCCCTTGACCTCACCCATCTGGTCATAGAACACGGTTAGGTATTTGGTGGATTTTCGTGGAGAGCCAGAATAGAACGAGCCAGCAGGGACTAATCCCCGCATCTCATCGATTCTGGTTAGCGGGTCAACGTCACTTGAAAGGATGTCAAAAGCGCCTGCTGTGGTTGCGCCGATCCACCCGAAGTAACCTTTGATCAGGTGATCCATCTGGACAGGTGAAACGTGTAAACCCGATTCTTTTAATCCGATTAAGTCCAGCATCTCCCCCACAGCCCATGAGGACTTAACAGAGAAATCAGACGTGTAAGCCCTGACCCTTAACTCCTTGGGTAGGTTATTCATCTGCCAAGTAATGTTTTCAATCTGGCGGTCAGTGAAGGCATTCTTGTTCTGCCACAGTTCGATCATTGGCTTAACGATCTGAGGGCGCCAGTCCATTGCTAACTGGTGTATTAACAAATCAGTGATACGCGCTCGGGTGTAGTCATTCATGCCCAAGTCGCCCATATCCCGAATAAAGTTTTCGGTGATACGTTCCCCCATTGACGCTATTGCACCAATTTCAAAGGGCTTGGGGAGGAAGAAGAAGTCCTTCGTGCCGGGGATTTTGATCGGCCAGTAGGTATCCCTCTGCCACTCTTCCAGTTCGTCGTAGTCTTCATCTCCTTCGTTGGAGAGACGTAGCAGGATGCTGGCAAGGGTTACCAAGCCGACAACACTAAGTAATCTAGCACGTTCCCCTTTGGCCCCTGAGCGGGCTAACTTTGACAAACCTTGCAAACGTGCATTGAGGAACGGCATCATTCCGATAAGCCATTGGGCCGCAACTCCTCGACCGTGAGCAGAGAAATTCATCAGGTCTCTTGCTTCAAATGATGCTTGGAGATGCCCGACCTCTTCTTTTCTTTGCAAGTATAAGGAAGCGCGGTTAGCATTCTCCATTCTGTTGCCGATATCTTGATACCAGTTGAACAGAAGGCCCATTGCCTTACGCGCCTTGACAGTCTTATCGAGAATCTTATTTTCACCTACCGCATCAACCATCCTACGAATAGCCGCTGGGTCGTCGTTGTAAAAACCAAACTGGAATGTTGCCCCACCCATCATCATGTTAGCAGTGACGAGATGGTTATCTTTCAAAGTCTGGTATCCAGTGCTGGCATTACCCAATGCGTTATAGGAAAGTTTTCCGACTGCAACAGAGTGAACCGTGTCACGGATCATGTTCCTTATCTTGAACGCCGGAGATGCAGTGACGCCGATAGTTAGCCATCGCTTAAACGTAGACATAGTTCTAAGCGCTTTAGAATCCACACCGCCCCATGCAAGAGATGACATTGCGTTTAAGACAAGAGGATCGTTTACTTCGTACCAGACTTTCTTGCCGTCCTTCAGAACGTAGACAAAGGAATCGAATTTCTCGCTACGGCTTTTGCCTTTGGAGAATTCGATATTGGCGATATCCTTTGCGCTGGTTAAGAGTGTTGCCGCACCAGCCTTTGTGGCCGCTTCCATAGCGGCAACGCCAGCACGGTTCTTCATTGCGGCAGACATAATGGCCGTCCAGTTCAGCATCATGCTCTGGAGGGCATCTTGGATGTTCTCTTCGCTACCGCGAAGACGATTGATAACGCTCTTTATGTTCACAAAGTCGTGAACTGGGGTTGGCCCACGCACCGCGGTCTTCCCGTCTGAGGTGAACTCCCGGTAGAACGGGACATAGAAATCTGTATCCAATGTCTCTCTAACGGTTTCGTCAATCACTCCAGCATCGACCGCCATCTGCAAAACAGAGTCCTGCAACTTGGACATCTTCCTCATTGCCTTTTGATAGACGACCCTGCGATCCCGACCGCTTTTCATCTTATTGTTAGGTCGCTGGTTTAGTTTCAAACCCGCTTTAATTTGGGCTTCTGTAAAGTTCTTTTCCCGATCTTCTTTGGCTAAACGGTTAGCGCGGGTGTAAACCATCCAAGACATGAACTGATCGGCTTCGCCTTCAAGGTCTTTCAGAATGTCGAGCAAACCATCCCTTGAGAAGTCCACATCGTACCAATCAAACTCTCCGTTGCGATATCTTGCTTTGGGGGCGCCATAGTGGAGCATTGCGTGAAGCATCCCGTGGGCGTTCTCTGATAACTGCATCATCTGCCACGCTCGGGTAGCCTGATCACCGAGAAGGTTCTTGACCGGGCGATAAGCATCGATCCAGTACTGAACGGTTTTCTGCCACCAACCGTTCCGAGCATCGGAGACCAACTCTCCAGCGCTTCGTCTGGCGCTCCCACCATTCGTTGCGTTAATAGCCGCTTTAGACTCCGCATCCAGACCCGGATTGGTATTGAGGGAAAACACTGGCCCCTCCTCTCCAATGACTGCCCCACTTCGCAACTCCATCTGAGCATTGTCTTGAACCCGGGCAAGCATACTGGGATTCTTTCTTTGAAGGGCTTTCAGGAACTGCTGGTAGGTAAACTTCTGGCTATTGGATTTGGATATTCCAGCAACCCCGTCACCAAACGAGTATTCAAACTGGAACTGGAGGCCATTCATGCCATCGAGTTTTCCGATGGACAGCAACTTCACGGCTCTCTCAATTTCAGAGAGGTCAACCATATCCGTCTTGTGTCCGTTGTTGTAGGAAACAAACGGGAATGATCCTGCCGCAACAAACGGGTCTTTAGCATGATCAGACATCCTGATAACTAACTCTGTACCTGTCTGGGTGTTCTTGAACATCGCATACCGAGAAGTGATGCTGGTGTTAGGAGAGACAACAGGGAGATGGACATCGATGTTTTTGTAGCCTTTCTTGTAGACCCGCTCGGCTACCTTCATCATGCCGTCCATGTTTCTTCTGAGGCGTAACTCCTCGCTTCGGGGCAGCACTTTATCCACGGCGCTAATGATGTCGTAGCGTCTGTGTTCCTGCGTCAGGCTTCTGGTCGGAGCGGTGTACTCTGGGAATGCGATAGCCGCCCTTCCCAGTTGCACATCCCCGCCTTCCATTCTCATAAATCCGGGTAACTGATTGTTCTGACGCATTGCCTTTCTGAGAGACCCTTGGATAGCGTATCCAATCTCTTTGGGCGTCAGGTTTTTTGGTAGACCCACGTCAATATGCAGGAATTTTTTAATGGCTCTCCAGATGCGCGTCCTGAGAGGTAGAGTGATCTCACTGGTGTCTTCCGCTATAGCGGCAAGCACTTCCTCAGCAAAACGATCTGTTCCTTCGTTGACCCTGCCGCCGTAGTTAGCCCTGACGCGGTCGTACCACGGCTTGAAGGTTGTGTCCTTGCCAGCCTCAAGTTCTACAATCAGGTCAGCATAGGCCGTGTCCCCTAGCATTCGCTTGAGGCCAAAATGCGTACCGACCTCATGCAAAAGAACTTTTGGAGCGGTCAGCCTGTTGAGACGATTCGCTATTAGGTAGGCTGTATTGGTTTTAGGATCGAACAACCCACGGGCGCGTTGAGCCGCGTCCTGATCCTTAATGAGTCCCGCGGGTAAGTCCGCGGCAGATTCGACAATTACAAGGATGCCGTCTGCTTCAAGACGGGCAATGCCTTTTTCACCAAACTTGCTAACAAGGGCGCGACGTAGCCCAGAAGCAGAAAACCCGCCAGAGGCGGGCTTGTCGATGGGGATGAGGCTTTGCGCCTCTACGTCTTCATCATCTCTTTTAGTTCTTCCGGGCTTGCGTCCAGAATCGCCTTGACGTTGTGTTGTACGTCCTGCTCTATCTGTTTTTCGACTTCCTCTGAGGACATAGTCGAATCCCAAGTCTGGACGTTTCTCGGCGAGGAGTCTTCTTGCCGCTTGCTCATAATCTGTTGCCTCTGATCTCGAATCGGCTACGCCAAGTTTAGCATAAAGGTCTTTTTCGTGATACCAAAGTACGGCCTGAATATCTGCCGTAGTAATATCGATACCATCTTTTTTAAGCGCATCCTTAACGCCCTGAATAACTGAGCGCATAAATCCACGCTCTTCGCCATTTCTTGGAGCGTCTTCAAGTTGGTTGTGAATTTCATCGTATCGTTTAATGGTTCTTAATTCATCAGACTTATTCTTATATCCGCCTCTGGCCCATGCGCCATGTACAGACGCGGCCCATTCAAGGCGTAGTGCTTCATCTTTAAGCAAGTCTTGGCGCTTATATCCATTCAAGTGGGGTTTTACTAAACGCGCATTCTTTAAAAGGGTTAACAGTTCCTGTTTTGTAGAATTAAGTTTTGAGACGTTTGCAGATGTAAGTAGATTTCCACTAATTCTGTTCCACGTTCTACTAAACCATAAGTCAGCAGTAAGTGACTCGTAATGGCCGTATAGATTGCCAAAAAAACTGCCGATCTTTGGGCCGAAGATTAACGCTCCCCGGCCTTCATACGACATCAATTCACCAGAAACCTCAAAACCTCTTTCTTGCAATTGTTTGACAGTAA